GAACGGAATGGCCCGAAATCAACTGCCGCACCTGTCTGCACGCGGACGTCCGCGATGAAGGGGTTTGGCATTGCGTGCGACACGCTGTTGACTTGTCGCGCGAAGATCAGAACCGGGGCTGCGGCTCCCATTTGTTTTTACCCGACCTTGTTCCCGGCGAGCAAATCGACGCCAATGAAGCGGGGGAATGGGTCGACTACATTTTACACGACGACGGCAAACGCTGGCGCGATGAGGCAGGGGGCAAGGCATGAGTGTAGAAAAATTCGCCGACTTCGTTCGCGGTATGACGCGGCTCGACGGGCAACGATTGCGGGACGCGATCGGCGACGACAACGTCCAGAGGTTCGCCGACCTTCTCGGGGTCGACATCGAAGACCGGGAAGAGCGCAAAGATTATGAGGCGATCGCCGACGCAGCGATGAAGCGTTGTCGCGAACTCGAAACCGAAAACAAGAGGCTTCGCAAGCAACTTGCCGAGCCTGTCGGCGCGAAGGCGAGGGCCGCAGAATGAAGCTTCGAGATTATCAGCGCGGCGCGGTCGACGCGATCTTCGATTATTGGGGCAATGGCGGCGAAGCCGCAGGGAACCCGCTCGTCAACATGGCGACGGGGCTTGGAAAGTCGGCGACTGTCGGCGAGGTCGCGCGCATCTTGTGCGAAGACTATTCCGACCTTCGCGTGCTGATGCTGGTTCACGTTCGCGAACTTGTATCGCAGAACTTCGAAACGCTTTTGAGAATTTGGCCGAGCGCTCCCGTTGGCATCTATTCGGCTGGTTTGGGTAAGCGCCAGCTTGGACGGCGCATCACTTACGCGGGCATTCAGTCGGTCTATGGCAAGGGCGACAGCCTAGGGCCGATCGATGTCGTGCTTGTCGACGAAGCGCACCTGATCCCGCCCGGCAGCGAAGGCATGTATCGGACACTCTTCGACGCGTTGCGAAAGTATCGCCCGAACATGCGCGTCGTCGGCTTCACTGCGACGCCGTATCGAACCGGAAGCGGGCGACTTGATCAGGGACCGGGGCGGCTCTTCGATGAAGTCGTTTTCAATTACAACGTGGGCGACGGCGTTCGCGACGGCTGGCTTGCGCCCCTGTCCGGTTATAAGGGGGCCGTTGAATTCGACGTCACCGGCATCGGCAAGCGCGGCGGCGAATTCATTCAGTCGGAACTGGACGACGCCTTCAACGCGCAAGAGGCGGTGTTGCAGAAAGCCTGCGACGAAATCGTCGTCGCCGGGGCCGATCGCCGGTCATGGCTCTTGTTCGGATCGGGCGTGAAGCACGCGTTCAGGATCGCCGAATGTCTTCGCGAGCGCGGGATAACGAACGTCGAAACGGTTACGGGCGACACGCCGAAGGATGAGCGCGACAAGCTGATCGCGGCTTGCAAGCGCGGCGACATTCACCTGACGAATGCAAACGTTCTGACGACAGGTTTTGACGCCCCCGGCATCGATCTGATCTGCCTGCTACGCTCGACCCTCTCGACCGTCCTGTATGTTCAAATGATGGGGCGAGGGACGCGCGCTGATGGCGTTGATCTGAACTCGCTACCGGATGCAGCGGCGAGGCGCGCGGCGATCGCAGCGTCGCGCAAGCCCGACTGTCGAATACTGGATTACGGCGGCAACATCCGTCGACACGGTCCGGTCGACGCGATCTGGATCAAGCGCAAGGAAGAAACGACAGGCGACGACGAAGCGAAGGTCAGCGTTCAGAGCGTCAGGGCTCGCGAATGCCCGTCGTGCGAGCAACTGATACCGGCGCAATCCGTGATCTGCCCGATGTGCGGATACGAAGACCCGGCGATGATCAAGCCGAAGCACAAAGCGGAAGCGGAGAGGGATATAAACCCGCTCGCGATGAACGCGCCGAAGATCGAACCGCAGCGCGCTAACGTCATGGCGTGGTCGTTCAAGTCTCACACGAAGTATGGGGCCGATCCGGCGACGACGCCGCCGACATTGCGCGTCGACTTCATGGCGGGCATGTCGAAGGTTAGCGAATACCTCGCCTTGCAGCACGACGGGCCGGGGCGCGCGCGGGCGGTCAAGTGGTGGACGACGCACGGCGGCGAGACGCCAGCGCCAGCGACCGTCGAAGACGCGCTGACGCGGATCGGCGAGCTTCGCAAGCCGCTCGAAATTGTCGTCGAGCGCGACGCGAATAATTACTTGCGGATTATCGATCGCGCCTTCGTTGAAACGGGAAAGCCGATCGCGGTCGGGCTTCCTGACAAGACGAAGGGCAGGCCGTCGAAGCCGAAGCCGATCGTCGCGAAAGAGCTTCACGACACAGTCAGGAAGGAACTCGAAGCGGCATTGCCGAAGCAATACTTTCGCGCCGAATTCGACGACGACATTCCATTTTGAGAGGCGGGGCTCGCAATGATTTATCACAAGGTCGACGACGCAAGTCGGGCGGTGCAGGCAATGCAGCTTCCCGATCTTTGGGACATCGAAGGGCGGACGTCGTTATCGTTCTGGCTTCAGTCGATCATCGGACGTCGTCAATTCAAGTGGACCGGGCGCGATATCACCTTCGCGGTAACGCGATGGAAGCCCGGCGATTGGATCGTCGCCGAAGTCGACACGAACACCGGCGATATGATTTTCGCAGCATGGGAAGGCGCTGAATTCGGCGAAGCCTTCACGCGGGTCGGCTGATGGCAAAGCGGCGGCGGAAGAAACGGACAGGGCCGAAGCGCGTCACGAAATGGACGGCGGAAGAGAAGGCGGCTTGGCTGGATTTCTTGCAGGGCCGATCGTGGTTCCCGCCTAATCACCGATCGATCGCATCCGTCGTCGCGCGCCTTCGCGGCTTCGAGGGGACGCGCCGCGCGAAGTCGGCGTCGATCGCCCCGAAGCTCGAAGACCTTCCCGAACACGTTCGCCACGCCGCAGGCGTCACGGCTCTTGCGATGCTTCGCGACCTTCCGCACAAGCGCGAAAATCAGCTTCGCGAATTGTCTGAAGCGATCTGCCGGATCGCGTGCGGGGACGTCGGCTTCATCGTCAGTGTCGAGACTACGGAAAGTAATTCGAAGCCGATCGACCCCGCCCCGGACTTGTTCGGACTTCCTAGGACTTCCCCGCAACGCCTCGCAATCTTCGATCTGCCCGACGACGCATTGCACGCGATCGTCATTTCGACCCGGATTGCGATCCGTGCTGCATACGAACGCGGGGCGCGCAAGCGGGCTTAGTCTGTGAGTATCTTTCGCGCCTGATGGACAGGGCGCGCGGGTCGATATTCAGTCACAAAAAAGGAAGCTCAAAAATGGCGAAGCCAAGTCGCGCCGCGACGATCGACGAATACAAGCGCTTACCGGAAGAAGCGCAGATGGCGCTCCCGTTCGCAGCGGGCAACGTTCCGGCGAGCGCTTGGCCGGAAGCGGTCTTGTCGGCTGGCGTGTCGTGGGGGTTCATTATCACGAACGGCGACAGCGTAGCGCTAACACGCTTCGGGTCGGACATGCTCGACGCCGTGATTTTGTATAAGGACGAACTCGCCGCCGCGATGGAAGCAGACTGCCGCATGGCAGGCGGCGCGGCGGGCGGCGCGTATCTGGACAAGATTGATATCTCCGACATGGCGAAGTTGTCGGGCGAGCAATGGGACGAATTCGTCAAGCGGGTTTGCGACGCGTATCTGTCGGCTCGCATCAAGGCGGCGGTTCGGAAATGAGCGCGCCGAAAACCTCACCGCTTACCGACGCCGTCGGCGACTTCCTGTCGCTTGGCTATCATGTCGTCCCGATCATGCCGAACCAGAAGAGGCCGGGCGAGTATGTCGCCGGGCGCTGGAAAGCGATGGACAGTTGGCAGCGCTACAGGCTGCACAAGCCAACGCCCTTCGAGCTAGGCAATTGGGCGAAGTGGCCCGACGCGAATATCGGCATCGTCCTAGGATCGCCGACCGGCGACGGGACGGTTTTGATCGCGATCGATCTGGACATGCGCGACCGGGCGCAAGTCGCGAAGGTCGTCGCAGCGCTCCCGAAAACGCCGATGTCGAAGACAGGCGCGAAGGGCGAAACGCTGTTCTTCCGCGCGTCGCCCGATGTGAAGACCCGCGTCTTCGATAAGGTTCTCGACGATCTTGACGACAAGGGCCGCAGGAAGCGCGAGAGGCTCGCCGACTTTTTGACGGGCAATCAAACGCGCCAGACGGTCGCGCCGCCTTCGCAACATCCTGACGGCTTCGCGTACCGCTGGCTACGCGGTCCCGTTCCCGCGACCGATCTTCCGTTATTCGACGACGCCGCCCTTCTGAAATTCGAAGCGGCGATGAGGGCGCTTGGCTGGTCTAGCGATCCGCAGGCGAGCGCACCGGCTGGCGTCACGCGATCGGCAAAGCCGAAGCCGGAACCGGCGACGGCGAACGTTATCGACTTTTCGTCGAGCGTGCATAAGCAACTCAACGCCGCAGCCCTGTCCGCTCTGGATGATTGGGTTCCCGAGCTTGATCTTTACAAATGCCAGAAGGCGCGCGGCGGATATGAGGCGGTCGCGACGTGGCGTCCGTCGTCGACAGGACAGCCCGACGAAAAGCGCAAACGAAACCTCTCCATTCAACCGAACGGTATCGAGGATTTCGGGGCGGCTCAAAAGTATAGCCCGATCGATCTGGTAATGTGCTGCAAGGGGCTGACGTTCAACGAGGCTTATAACTGGCTGCGGTTCTACATCACGCCGCCGAACGATACGGGCGTCGTGCTGGCGTTCGATCCGTCGCGGGCTCCCAAGTCAGCCGGGGCGGGCGATCGCGATCCTGCCCCCATAGAAATCGATCCTAGCCCTATTTCTGGCGACGCAATTCCCCCGCCCGTTCGATCCGTCGATATGGCTCCCGCGTTCTTCGATGCGGATGTCGGCTTAGTCGAATGGCCCGACGAACTATGTTTCGGCGGCGGGCTGGTCGGGCAGATAGCGCAATGGATCACGGACACGGCGTCGGCTCCCTCGCCGATCCTGTCTTATGGGGCGGCGCTGACGATGGTCGGCACGGTCGCCGGGCGACAGTTTCAAAGCCCGACCGGAACCGGGACGCATTTGTATACGATCGGGGCCGCGCCGACCGGGGTCGGAAAGGATCACCCGTTGAAGTGTATCAGCATTGCGTTGCACGACGCCGGGATGTCGAACCTAGTCGGCTCGCCTGACTTTACCGCCGACAGCGCCGTTATGCGGACGCTTCTGGAGCAACCGGCGAGCGTGTCCCTGATGGACGAATTCGGCTCATTCTGGAAACGGATCAACGGCAAGAAGAGCGGGACATGGGAAACCGCGATCACGCGCGCGTTGCGTGAGGCGTGGGGCCGATCGTTCGCGCTGATGCGGACGAAGCAGTACTCAGGCGCGGGGCCGTCGTCGCAAGACATATGGTGGCCCGCGTTGAGCATCTTTGGCGTGACGACGCCGGGCGAACTCTTCGCGCACCTGTCCGCCGCCGACGTCGAAAACGGGATGGTCAACCGCTTTCTGTTGCTCGCGACAGGGCGACGGATGACGGACAGGCGCACGCGCGATGAAATGAAAAAAGCTTACTTCTCTCGCGCGGCGGTCAACATGAAGACGCCGCAGATGATCGTTGAGGGCTTGCAGGCAATACGCGATTGGCAAGGGCCGATCATGGGGCCGCAATTCTATTGGCCGTCTCCCGCGCGCCCGACGAACCCGACGATCGATTGCACGATCGCCGACGACGCCGCCGAGCTTCTCTTCTCCTATCGAATGTGGGCGATGGAGCGGTCGGCGGAAGACGAACAATTCGGACGCTTCTATTCGCGAGCGGCGGAAAGCGCGCAACGCGTCGCGCTCATTCACGCGATCGGGCGATCGGCAATGCGCGCGCATCGTGACAAGACCCCGCCGCAGATTGAGCACGCCGACGTCGAGCACGCCGTCAGGCTTATCGATTGGTCACTTCGAACGATGTGGCTTCGGATTTCTGCGCAGGAAGCGCCGGTCACTCTTCGCGATACGGTTCAAGCGATCTTCCGCGCGATCGATCGTCGCGGCGGGCAGGCGTCGCGATCCGAACTCAGGCAGAGCTTGCACGGGTCGGCGCGTCGCGAACTCGAAGAGGCGATCGAAGAACTCGAAGAGGCTGGATACATCGACAGCGTGTCGACGCGCGAAAGCCCGAAGTCGAAAAAGGTTCTGACGGTTTATAAAATTTTACGTCGCCCATCGTGGGCGGAAACGAGAGGGGCGGAAAATGGCTAGGGCGACGAAGGCGAGTATGATCGACGTCGAGACGGGGAAGAAAATCGCGTCGGTCGAAATCCGCAAGCGTGGCGCTTCTAGGGCGAAAGCCGCGAAGGGAAAACAATCCACTGCAAAAGATTGTGGAAACGTTTCGCCGACAAAAAGTGAGCGAAACAGAAACCCGAAAAAAAAGTCGGCGCGGTCAACACCCGCGCCGCCGAAGTCGGCAACTGATGCACCGGAGAAACGAAAAGATAAACAGGCCGAGACGCCGCAGCCGGTCGGCGCGCGAATGGCGATCGACACGCCGCTTTCCGAACTTGTTTCGATCATCGCCCCGCCCCGGATCGCCTTTGGCAAGCATCGCGGCAAGACATGGCAGGATGTGCCGCGCGAGTACCTTCAATGGATGGTCGACAATGGTCACACGGCGGTCGCTGATGCGCGCGCCGAACTAAGCCGCAGGGATGCGCCCCCGCCGATCGCAATCGTTATAGCGCCCGCTGCAATCGACGAAGCATCGCTGAAGCTTCGCGACTATTGGGACGCGAACCGGGGGACATGGGAGGGCTTGCATAGCTGGCTGACAAAGCTCGCGACGGAAGCGTTTCGATCGGTCGACTTTTGGCGCGCTCTGGAAGCCGATAGCCCGGTCGAATTCAAAGGCATCCTTTTCGAATTCAGCGCCAACGTAAACGGCGCGATCAATCTCGACGCGATACGCAATCCGAAAGCGGGCATTGCGTGGCGCAGCGATGCGCGCGCCGGGATGGCGCGCGCCGATCATGCGGACAGGCAGCGAGACAAGGGGCGCGGCGTATGGTGACGGATGTCCTGTCGCCCGAAGAGCTTGCGACTTATGCCGAGCGCCGGGCGGTCTTTCACGCGCTCGAAAAAGCGGTCGATGACGGAACCGGGCTTATGATGCTTCGACAGGTCGTCGCGCATCCGCTCAACGTCGGGCCGGTCGAAACGGTTCTGATCTTCTATCATGTCGCCGATCGATCCGACGCGCCTTGGCCTGCGACGGATTGCGGAACGTTCTTTCACCCGCGCGAAGTCGCGGATTGTATGGCTGATGCATGGGGGCCGTGGGTAGGATGATAAAGATCGATCCGATTGAACGCCGCGCCGAATGCCACGACGCATTGCGCGCCGCTGTCCGGGCTGTCGCGCGAAAGGCCGACGCCGACGCGCATCCGAACGAATGGGCCGACGCCATAATCGAGCATATGGAGGCGAGAGGATTTCGCGTTCATCATCGCCGAACCTTCAACGTCAGGCGATCAAGCGAGCGAAGAGGCAAGCCGACCGAAAGGCAAATTCGCGAGGTTCATCGCCTCTGGAAAACCGGGAAGTATGACTATCAGGAAATAGCAAACCGAACCGGACTGACGACGGCTGACGTTAGCTGGATCAAGGGGGCCAAGCGATGACGATCAAGGCCGGGAAGAAAACCGACGCCAAGCCGACGCCGATCGTTCCGCAGGTTTGGGCGATCGTCTGGTATCTCAATTCAGACAGGATCGCCGACCCGGAAGGGATGACGCTGGTCGGGCCGGAAGAATGGCTAGATCACTCGCGGCTTTTCCCAACTGAAGAAATAGCAGAGCAAGCCGCGCTGAACATCTTGAGCGACGCGAACGGCGGCTGTCCCGAATGCCTGTTTCTGATCCTGTTCGGTCATATCGCATTCCTGCGATCGGAGCGGCTGGAATAAACCGGGCGGGGGGCGCGAAAAAACGCGCATCTTCCCCCATCCGCATTTGCTCAGATTTGAGCAAGAGCGTCAAGCGTCTTTTTGTCGAAAACTTTTTTCCGATGAAACGGTTTTATCGCTTGCTCAAATTTGAGCATGTGCTAAACCTGTCTTCATCAGGAACGAAGGAACGGCAAATGAACAATCAACTTCGCGGCCATTGCCAGATTTGCGGACGTCAGCAGGCGGTCCCTAACGGTCACATGTCTCACCACGGCTACCGGGTTCGGAACGGCTGGTTCGAAGGGGTCTGCAACGGTCACAGCTTCGCCCCGATCGAAAAAGATCGCGACGTTCTGGATCGCATGTGCGACGGGATTTCGAAAGATTGCGCCAAGCTCGAAGCCGAAGTCGCGGCACTCGAAGCCGGATCGATCGATCCCGACTATATCGGATGCTCGCGCCGGGAAGTGGTGGGCGGTCGCTGGCAGGAAGTGCAGTATCCGGTTCCCTACTGCTACGGCGACGCATACGAACAAAGGGTCGCACGGGCTCGCCTGATAAGCTCGAAGAGATACCGGGCCGAACAGGGCCGCTCGTTCGTCGCCTTCATGGTGAACCTCGCTGACGCCGTTAACGGCAAGCCCCTGATGGAAGTCGAGCGGAAAGAAGCTCCCGCCCCGCTGGCGAGCCGGGTCATCGGCGCTCGCGGCGTGATGCGGATGAAATACGCGGAGCGGGGCCGGGTTTACTGGCAGGACGAGCGCGGGTTCTCAAGCTGGATGGGCGCTCAATCGTGGCGCAAAATGCCAAAGGCGGACTAGGCCGGACAGGGAGGCAAAAAAAAGCCTCCCTGTCCGGTCTTGAGAACGGGTCGCAAAGATTTTTCGTATAAAAGCATTTTACCCTCTTGCTCAATTTTGAGCAC